TTTACTGTTCTAGCTACCCAAACTCAGTTTTAAGGAATAATACATGCCAACCATTATCACAACAGGATCGATGGCAGCTAGTGCCTTTGGTTTTGCTCGTAACAAAATAACTGCTGCGGTTGACTCGCTTTTTTACTATGTGTCTTTGTTACTCAATGGCGATGCAGCCAACGGAACAAGTGGCACATTTATTTCCGATGCGTCTACTAACGCCTTTGCCTTGACAGCTAATGGCAGCCCCATCAACTCAATTAATAATCCATTTCAGGCTGGTTATTATAGTAATACTTTTGATGGAGCACCAAGTTATTTAAGTTTACCTTCTTCAACAGCTACTAGCTTTAGCGGTGCAAGTGCTTGGTGTTTTGAAACTTGGGTATATCCAACTAATGTTGCAGCAGCAACTTCAGACGGATTTATCTATTCTAGGGTTAACGGAAGCAATAACGGTTTTGTAATGGCTGTTCAGTCAAACGGCATACTTTCTATGGGATTGGGTAATATCTCTGGCCAATATTTACAAACAGCTTCAGGAACTATTACAAATAATCGATGGTATCATCTTGCCGCAACATATGATGGAACAACGGTAAGACTATTTATTAACGGTGCTATTGTTGCAAGTTCTACAAACTCATTCTCAATTACCGCTGGTGCTGTAGCATCTACAATTGCTATTGCTAATTTTGATACTTCATCCGCACGAAATATTCGCGCGTATTTATCAAATATGCGAATGGTAGTCGGATCTGCAGTTTATACAACTACATTTACACCTTCAACAACTCCACTAACAGCAATTAGCGGAACACAATTACTTACTTGTCAATCTAGCAACTTTATTGACAACAGCACCAACAACTACACAATCACGGTTAACGGATCCCCAACCATATCACAAAACCAGCCGTTTACCTACACGACACCGGTCACTTATGGGTCTGGGTACTTGAATGGTAGCAGTTATTTAACTGTGCCAAGTGACACTGCTTATAATTTTGGTAGCGGTGATTTTACTATTCAATGTTGGTATTATCCAGTTTCTTTTGGTGGTGATTGTTATTTAATTGCTTCCGCCCCAAACGCTAATAGATGTTTTGCTATTTATCAATATAGTGGCGGACAAATATTATGTTTTGCTGGTACGGGGACATCTTCTTGGAATATTGTAAGTAATTTAGACGGTGGATACCCAAAACTAAATGCTTGGAATCATTTAGCATTTACTAGAAGCGGAAATACATTTGCTACATTTTTAAATGGCGTTCGGGTAGCAACTACCACAGCTTCAGGAACTTTAAGTGTTCAACCATTGGGCATTGGAGCAAATAATGCTGGGGATTCTCTAATGGCCGCTGGTTATCTTTCAAATGTACAATTGGTAAAAGGAACTGCTTTATACACAGGATCCACATATACAATTCCAACTGCCCCATCAACTGCTGTTTCAGGAACAGGTTTGCTTACTTTACAAAACAACGTAGCGTTCCAGAACAACACCATCGTAGATTCTTCTAACACAATGTCTTTATCTACAAGTGGCAACCCTTGGGCGCAAGGTAGCTTTAGCCCCTATGGAACATTGTGGAGTAATTACTTTAATGGCACAAACTCCGAATTAACTTGCACAGGCTCTGCTTTATCTGGGCAATTTACGATGGAAGGGTGGGTTTATTATTCAACTTCTTCATTTGCTAACGCAACAACTTATTTTGGTATTTCTAGCGACAACGGCGGATTTTTAAGACAAGAAACTTCATCATCTATAACTTTCTTAAGAGCGGGTGTTTCTATTGATGTCACTGGTAGTTTTACACCCGTTGCTGGTACTTGGTATCATTTAGCTGTTACTAGAAACGCATCTAATTTAACAACTATTTGGGTAAATGGTGTTTCCGTTGGAAGCGCAACTTCAACTTATAGTTACGCATCCGGTACTTTTGCTATCGGTGCAAATCACTACAGCGGTGGTACAACTGGATGGTTCCCTGGCTACATTTCAAACGTAAGGCTTGTAACTGGTTCTTGCTTATATACAACAACATTTACTCCATCAACAACGCCGTTAACTGCTGTAAGTGGAACACAAATATTAACTTGTCAATCTAATAGATTTAAAGATAATAGTTCCAATAATTATACGCTAACGGTCAACGGTTCACCCCAAGTCCAACGCTTCTCACCATTTAACCCAACAGCTACTTATTCTACTAGCGTTATTGGTGGTTCTTTGTATAGTCAAGGTGCTTGTGAGCTAGATACTTCTTACGCTGGAACAGTAGGTTCTGGAGATAATTTTACTGCTGAAGGTTGGATATATTTAACTAGAGTTCAAGATAATATGGCTCTATTTATTACCAATGGCGGTTTATCTGTAATGCAAGGCGCAAGCGGCAATCAAATATCAAGCTATGATGGTTCTTTTCATAATTGGGGGTACACTCCAAAATTATATGAATGGCATTATTACACCATTCAACGATCTGGTGGAACAGCATATGTTTGGGTAGATGGTGTTTATTTAACTAGTTTTTCTTACAGTGGAAATTGGACTTGGAGTGGAACAAGAATTATTGGACAAACAGCAAATCGTGAAAACGGATATTTTTCTAATTTTAGATTCTCCAGCACAACTAGGTATACTAACGCAACCAACTTTACCCCACCGACAGCACCATTTACTACAGACGGTAGTACTACATTACTAATTGCTGGAGCAAACGCTGGTATCCCCGACCTTGCTATGCAGAACAACTTACAGACAGTAGGCTCTGCACAGGTCAGTACCAGTGTGTATAAGTACGGTACTGGTAGTTTGAGTTTTGGAAATAGTAATTATTTAAATTACCCAACAAATAATACTTTCTTGTTTGGTACTGCAGACTTTACTATTGAATTTTGGATGTATCCAACGGATATTAATACAAGCCTTCAATCGCTATTTAGTTTTAGAAACCCTACAGTAAATAACTTTGAAGTTCGTATGGATAATCCTGGACAGCTTCAAGTGCACTTTGGTGGAAGTTTAGTATTTAATGCTTCGACTAATATTTCAAGCAATAACACTTGGAACTATGTTGCCCTATGCCGTTCAAACGGCACACTAAGATTATATCTAAATGGTACTTCAGTTGGTTCTACTTCAACAACTTATAATGCTAACCAAGTGGCAACCACACCAACAATTGGTGGTGCGGGAGCCGCTGGAAACTGGTGGTATTATGGATACATTGATGATTTTAGAGTAACCTCTGGTTATGCCCGGTATTCTGGTTCAACAATGACAGTACCTACAGCTGCTTTACCAACTTACTAATTAAAACATGTCCGAATTTATTGATAAGAACGAGGCAGCTCTATCTGCCCACGAGCGAATCTGTGAAGTACGCTATGATGCTATTTGTGCCAGACTAAAACGTCTAGAGCAGATTCTCATTGGCTCTGCAGGATTCATTATTGTCACCCTGATTGCGATTGTAGCTAAGATACACTAATGTTTGGCATAGACGACATTGTTAGCGCTGGTCTAAAGATCATTGACAAGGTTATCCCTGACCCAGCCCAAAAGACACAAGCTCAGTTAGAACTAGCCAAACTGGCTCAAGAAGGCAAGTTGGCAGATATCCAGGCTGACATTACCGAAGCCCAAGAGCTAACCAAACGGCTTCAAGCTGATACCTCAAGCGACTCTTGGTTGGCTAAGAACATCCGCCCAATGACCTTAATTGCCATCATATCAGGCTACTTTATCTTTGCCATGATGTCCGCTTTTAACATTGACACCAATCAGCGCTATGTGGAGCTGCTAGGTCAATGGGGTATGCTGATTATGTCTTTCTACTTTGGTGGCAGGACGTTAGAAAAGATAATGGAAAAGAAATGAACAAGGAGAAACTCAGTGCCACAGTTACCCTCTTGGCTACTATCACTCTTAGCGTTATTGTTCTTAGTATGGTTTTTGTGCTGCTTGTGGGTTTATTCACTCCATCAATAGACAACACTAAGATATTTGAAGCCATTACCCCAGCTTTCCAAACTATCGTTGGGGGCTTTATTGGCTTAATTACCGGCATCAAGATCGGTACAGACGAAAAGTAACACCCCAATTTGCGGTATTATGCGCAAAGTAAGGAGCGAAAATGAAAAGATTTACCGCAGTATTGTTATGGTTGTTGGGCATTGTGGCAGTGATCCACTTTACCGACAAGTACACCCAGATTGAAGAAAACGTTATGGCTATCGCAAAATCCACACTATCCTTCATTACCAAAGAAGAAGGTTTGCGCAACAAGGCGTATAAGGACTCCAAGGGGCTTTGGACTATTGGCGTAGGGCATCTGATTAAACCCGATGAAAAGCACCTACTGACTGCCACCCTGACAGATGAGCAGGTAGAAGAGCTCCTACAAAGCGATTTAAAGTGGTGCCAAGAGGCCGTTGACAACCATGTGAAGGTACCCCTTACCCAGAACCAATACGACGCCTTGTACAGCCTGTGCTTCAATATTGGCGAAACCAATTTCCGTAAATCTACCGTCTTGCGTAAGATTAACGAGAATGACCTCAAAGGGGCAGCAGATGCTATCCTAATGTGGAACAAACCGGAAGTGCTAATTAACCGCAGAAAACGGGAAAGAGCACTGTTTTTAGGGGCGTAAATCGCCCTTTTTTTGCATAAGTATATATAGAACAACATAAAGGAAACATTATGGACGGCTTTAAATCATTACCTAAAATGCAGTGCTTTAAAGAAGGCGGTCACGCTAAACCTAAAGCCATGTGCTATGGTGGCAAAATGAAAGAAGGCGGAAAAGCCGATATTGCTCAAGACAAAAAGATTGTTAAAAAAGCGTTTGCCATGCATGACAAACAAGAGCACCCTGGTGAAAAGACCGATCTATCCAAATTGCGTAAAGGTGGTCGCATGAAAAAAGAAGGCGCCATGGTTCGCAAGTATAAAGATGGCGGTTCTGTAACCAATGTGTACGAAGCCAAGAAAAAGTCTGGTGACAAAGACGCTATTAAGAATGTAAAACAGATTACTCCTACTAAAGCAAATGCTTCAAGTGCTGCTGGTAAAGGTGACAACACTTCTAGCAAATTTAAAAGCGGTGGAATGGCGTGTTACAACCAAGGTGGCTCATTAAAAAATGTTGATTCTGAAGATAATCCAGGATTAGCTAAATTGCCAACCGATGTTCGTAATAAAATGGGTTACAAAAAATCTGGCGGAAAAGCTTGCTAATATGCCAATCAAGTCAAAAGCCCAGCTGGGTGCAATGTATGCGGCAGCCGAAGGTAAATCAACCCTAGGCATTCCTAAAAAAGTTGGTAAAGAATTTGTCAAAGCTGGCAAAGCAAAACCTAACTTGCCTCAAAAAGTAATGAAGCGTGCCGCTGGTCGTGGAAGGTAATAATGGCGTATTCTGATACGTACAACAAGACTAAGATCACTGTAGATCAGTTGATCTCATATGCTTATCGTGATGCTGGTAAAACGGCAGAAGAAATTACGCCTGAGTATATTAATGCTGGTCGTCAAGCGCTGTTTTATATATTACAAAACAGCGCCAACCGTGGTATTAATATTTGGTTGCAAAAAGTTGAAGTGCTTGGCCCACAAACTAACCAGCAGATTCTTGACATGCCAGCAAACTGTGTGGATGTCTTGGAAGCCAACTGGGTGTACATTGTAAACCCCTCTATTTCTAGTGCGTTACCGATAGACAACCCAGATTCTCCTGTGTTATTTGATCAAGGCTATAACAGCGATTTAAATCTTCACGCTACATCTACGCTTTCTGAAAACTATTTTGGCGCAGCGTACAGCCCACAAACCCGTATATTTTATGTTGGCTTTAACGCTTATGCTCCTTCTGGTACTGCTACTTATAATCTTGATCTTGAGGTAAGCAACGACGGTATTAACTGGTCTTTGTGGGAATCATTACCTGAGACTACACTGTCTGATCGTAACTGGGCTTACTTTGGTATCAATGTAACGCAACAGTTTTACTATTACAGATTAAAAAACCGTGATACGGCTAATGTCTTTTCATTAAGATCTATTCAATTTGCTCAAAGCCAACAAGTCATCCCTATGGCACGACTTAATCGCACAGATTATTTCTCGTTGCCAAACAAGCAATTCCCAAGTCAACGCACATTGCAATACTGGTTTGATCGCCAGATTGTTCCGCAAATGTATTTGTGGCCAGTGCCTAACAACAACTTCCAAGTGTTCTCGTTTATTTTGGAATTGCAACCGCAAGATGTCGGTTCGTTAACCAACGAGCTGTACATGCCCGATCGTGCCATTCCTTACTTCCAAGCTGCACTATCTCACAAGTTGGCAATGCAATTGCCACAAATTGATTTGAACCGAGTGGCGTATTTAGAAAAATTAGCATTAGATGCTCGTACCCAATTTGAAGAAGAAGACCGTGACAAGTCGCCAATCTACTTCCAACCTAACATAAGCTACTACACACGATGAGCGTAATAATGACCTATGATTCGCTGGTGCTTAATGTCCAGCAATACATGGAACGTAACGATCCAGACTTTATTGCGCAGATTCCCAATCTGATTGCCTTGGCTGAGTCGTCAATTGCGGCTGAGCTTAAGACTTACATGCAACTGATTGTAGTAGAAAGTAATTTGGCACAAAACCAAACTGTGCTTAACAAACCAGCACGTTGGCGTAAAACGGTATCAATGAAAGTAAACGGTGTGCCAGTGTTGCTTCGTAGTCAAGACTATATAGCACAGTATCTATCAGAATCTGATACTGGAAAACCATTATATTACGCAGATTACGATTACAGCAACTGGAATTTTGCACCAGCGGCAGATCAAAATTACCCAGTGGAAATTATTTATTACGCTGAAATTCAGCCATTAGATCAAGTCAATCAACAAAATCTATGGACAGCAATAGCGCCACAAGCCATGTTATATGGCACTTTATTACAAGCGCAAGGGTATTTAAAGGCATTAGATAAATTGCCAATGTGGAAACAATACTATACTGACGCATTAGGGGCGCTGAAAAAAGAAGACAGTACTCGTCGTATAGATCGAAATACTACGGTTCAGGAACCATAAAATATGTCTACGACACCAGTTTATACATCACCCTTTACAGGCACCGTTGTTACACCAACGGATGTATCTTATCTTGCTCTCCCTTTTAGCACAAATCAAGTTCTCTACTGGCCTTCTACTGTTAACGGCAGTCAGCCTCCTGCTGCCCGTATTATTGATTGCGTTGCTGCTAGTGATGGCCTTACCATCGCTTTACCGCAAGCTGATCAGGGCACCTTGGGTGCAGACATTCTTTTTCGCAATTTGGGATCACACGCATTCCTTATTACGAACTTTATTGGCGGAGCCAGTGTTACTGTACCGGTGGGTATTAGTAAATACTTCTATCTTACTGACAATACTTCTGCTGCTGGCGTTTGGCAAAATGTAACTTTTGGTGCTGGTACAGCAATTGCTGATGCAGCCACTTTGGCTGGCGCTGGTTTAACAACTGCTGATGGCAAACTAGCTACTACACAAAACCCAATTAATGTAACAGTATCCCCTAATATTACTGACGGCAGCCGTGCAGCAACATTTGTTTGGAACGCTGGCGCTGGAAGTTTTACACTACCTTCTATTCAGTCATTATCAACAGGTTGGTATATTGGTTTTAGAAACAATGGTACTGGCACATTAGCAATTAACCCAACATCGCCAAATACAATTAATGGTCAAACTTCCATTAATACCAATCCTGGTGACTCAGGCTTTATCTTTTTAAATGAATCGCAAACTGGGTTTATTACCGTTGGTTTAGCTAATCCAAACGCTTTGACGTTTACTGCAGCAACATATGACGTGGATTCTATTCCAACTAATACGTTTAGCTTAGTTAATTTTGCCCCAATCATTCAAACTTATATTGCCCAATCTGGCACTAGGACACAAAACTTAGCAGTAACATTGCCAGCTATTACTCAGATTTATGTGCTGGCTAATAATACAAATCAATCTGGTTATAACATTACTTTCCAAAACGAAAACAGCACACAAGTGCCGTTGATATTATCTTCTGGTCAAATTGTTACAGTGCTTAGTGACGGTGAGTATTTATACCCACTAACTTCTGCCACAACTGGTGCGTTTTATGCTTCTAATGGAACGGCTTCATTACCAGCGTATTCGTTTAATAACGATACCCACACTGGTATGTATTTGGTCAGTAATGGAATATTGGGTTTATCAGCCAATTCAACAGACATTATTAAAATTGATAATTCCAATCCTTCTACTCCGTTGGTTACCGTTGCTGCAACCTTAAATGCTCAATTGATTAGCGGTGGAACATTCTAAATGGCCGCTGATAATCAGCAACAGGA